GAAAACTTCTAAGCGGATCAGTAGCAATGGACGAGAATCTATTGATTATGCTATCAGTCATTATGTGTTATCTCCTTATGCTGTAATGACGGACGTTCCGCCATCGTACTGACCAATTTTAATGATTATAAACTCAGCTGGGCGTTGCAGAGCAACTCCTATTTCTAAATTTACTTGACCATTATCAATTGCACCTTGTGGGTTTGTGGTGGAGTCGCATTTAACAAAGAATGCAGAAGTTGGGGCAGCTCCTGCTAGCCCACCTTGTTGCCAAAAGTCTGTTAAAAACGAGTTACAAGTGTTTGTAATTTGACGCCAAAGTCTAGTATCGTTAGGCTCAAAAATTGCAAACTTTGTTAAGTCTGTTAAAGCTTTGCTTAAGTAAATTAATGTTCTACGAACAGGAATGTACTTATCGATGTATCCAGCTTTTAATGTTTTAGCACCCATGACCACAATGCCGGATCCTGAAACAAAACGAATAGCGTTTACAGGGGCTGCTGCAGCGTTTAAAGAGTCTAGCTCAGCTGAAGTTAGTGAGCTAACGGATACCGCTCCTGCAACTCTAGCGCTTAAACCAGCAGGGGCTTTAAACACACCTCTTGAAGCATCTGTTGAGGCATAAATGCCCATAACAGCCGCTCCAACGTTAGCTGTAGTTGTTGAAGTTGTAATTACAGGATCTTGAATTACTATATTAGGGTAGTACACCGCTGCATAAGAACTAGGGGTGTAAGCCGCTGCTCTTGTTAGCTGCTGTGCAACTGTGTCAGTTAGCCCATCAATAACTAAAAAAGCATCTTTTCTGTTTGCACAATAGTTTATCAATGTGTTAACAGGGCTTGCAGCAACAACTCCTGGAGCATTAAATAGGAGTGAGGCTTCTACAACATCAAATGCTTGAAATCCAGTTAAATAAATCTGGTCTGTTACTGCTGAACCTTCAGCGCCTGCTGTTAATGCTTGGTTTGTTATAACAGCTGGATTTTTATTAGAGCCTGCTGTGTTTGAAGCAACAGTTGTAGCGCTAATGTAAGAAGAGCCTGCGCTAATTACAGATGGTGCAAACCTTGCGTCTGGGGCTACTAATGTTAAATCAGTAAACCTTTCAACTACATTTACAGCCGCGTTTCCTCCGTAAAAAACAGTAATATCAAAATAGCCAGTAACGGTTGAGTCACTAATACTAATATTAATATTGTTACCCCAAGCACCTGGGTTTTTAGCAGTTACTGTTAAAGTGTTAACTGGGGTGTTAGCTCTATCTAGTAGTGTTCTAGTAGAGGTCGCTGACCCGCTACCTACAACACGATTTACAAAGCATTGTGAACCGCCATTTTGGAAAAACAAATTTACGGCTACTGCAAGCTTTTGGTCTAATGCGTTTTCAGTCCAAGTTCCATACAGTTTGGTAAACTCGCTCCAAGAACTGATTGGGTTTGGGCCTAGTGGTCCTCTAACTGAGGGGCCAACAAAGGCGGCAACTGTAGAGGAGTTAGGTCCCACTACTGGTTGAATTGGGTTTAATGTTTCTTGAACAAATACACCCGGGCGTTGATATGTCATTGCTTCTCCTTAGATTGTTATTCCTGGTAGATGGTTGTTGTGAGCGGAGTTAGGGCCGGTGGTATATTTGTCGGATTTGTATTGATGTTTACCTGGTCAACGCGATAACCGATTTCTTCAGCATATGCTGGTGGTATCTCGCTAACTATTAACAAGGTAAATACTGTTTTAAACAAGCGACGACCATCTTCAATGGTGTCCTTCTTTTTGATTTCTTCTAAAAACATATGGCGCCAACATCCCGCAGTTTCAAGCTCATTAGATACCCATATGTAGCCAAACTTTCCTGGAAAGTCCTGTAGGAATTGATGAGTAATTTCTCGTTCATGGCGGGGGTGGCGAGAGTACGCGGTAACTTGATAAATTAAATCCATTGCAACTGGGGTGTTATATCTAAACGCCTCACCTGCCAATACTTTTGTTCCACTTAAGTTATTATCGTAAAGCGCTCCGTAAGTTTGTCTTTTCTCGTCCTGCTGTATACCTATTAAATCAATAGTCATAAATGGAAAAGTCTGTTTTCTTAACTCAACATCTGGATACCCAAACCACACAGGAACTATACGTGTAGCAGCTTTTTCATCAGACACTTCAAATCCTTGTAAATATGCTTTTAACGCCGTATCTTCGGCGACCATCATTTTTAAAGTCATAGGGACAACAGAGCTCCTAACGGGTTATTGTCAATTTCTTTGTGCAAGATGTCCATAGATTTTTGTTCTAACTTGCGTTTAAAGTGCCGTATAACCGAAGAAGGGGGTTGCTCGTTATGCCCGTACTCTATGTTTTCTATGTCATCGGAAAGAGCAGATGGGTAATGCACATCTATTTTATTTTTAGTTACCCGCACAGAAAGCACATCAACTATGTGGTCTGGCCAGCCTTGAGTAGAGGCCATGTTTTTAAGGTCTTCAGTAAGCTCGGTTTGAATGGCTTCGGAGACAGAAGTTAAAAAGTTATTTGCGTTTTCCACGTTTAAACACTTTCTTAACCCCGTAGAGAACAGCAACCGCTGATAAAACTTTTACGCCCGTTGAACGTTTACCTTGCCTGGCCGCTTTAATCATTTCATCCATGAAATCATTAGAGGACGGTCCATCGACCCGATTTGAGGGCATAGCAGTTCTCCTTTTGGAGGGGCAAAGTAAAGCGCAAGGTTGTTCTATAAAGATCGCATGACCTTTACAACTATAGGATAAAGCAAAAAGCCCCCTTTCGGGGGCTTAATTGTTTACGTCTTTTACATCCCTTTTTTTCTATTCATAGATGCCCGCTTTTTATTTGCAGGAGCACCCTTCTTTGCAGCAAACTTCTTGTTCGCTGCTTGCACTGTCTTCATCCCGTGCTTGTTCTTTGGAGCTCCACAGCCGCAAGTTGCGCACATTACTTCTTCTTACGTAGAGCAGCGAAGTCAGAGCCTTCTAGCTTGCCGTCTTTATCTGTATCAAGTTTCTTTTGCTTTGGAGACATTTTCTTTGCTGACTTCTTTGACTTACAATCTTTGCAAGTACCACAAGTACAGGCTTTGCCTTTAGCTTTTGCCTTTGACTTTGGGCCTTTACCAAATCCTGGCTGACCTTTTTTCTTACCACATCCGCACATTGCGCACATTATTTTTTCTTCTTTCTGGCCGCAGCCATATTATCAACTAAGTTAGGATAAGGCCGTCCTGCAGCCTTGGCTTTAGCTTTAGCAGATGATTTTTGTTTTTTGGATAGTTTACTTGATTTGCCTGGGGTAGGGTCTTTTTTATCCCAAACAGCCTTTTCTTTTTTCATTTAGACGTTCCTCGCTTGTAACGAATTGTTGTTTTAGGCTTTCGAACAATGCCGCCTTTTTTCTTACGTGCCTTAGCACCGCCTGCCGAATACTTACTCCCAGTTAATGCAATGCTGACTGCCTTAGTTGGTTGCTTTCCTACACTTTGCCCAATACGTTTAGCCATGGTTCACACCTCTCTATGCTTGAGCGTAACTTAAGAACTGAGCGTCGTTTACCATTTCTTCTGGCATCACCTGCTGCATGTCTATAGTAACAATAGTATAACGCTCAGAAACAATTCCTACGTTTTGAACTTTAAAAGGTCTGTAAACTTGACCCTTCCAAACAACTCTATCTCGTGTTGATGAGGCTTCAATTGCCGACACAATGCCTGGGTTTAATCGTTCTAAATCATCTGCATTCATTGTTAGGTGCAAAGTATCAGGATTATAAAAACCACGATCACTTTGTAATACTTGACCTTGTGTAATTGTGGCTCTAACTACAGGCACTTTAAGTGGGCCTCTCCAAACACGGCCAACTCCAGCAGCGTCTACGTCATATAACACATCTTTTGTAGAGGTAGATGGATTAAAAATCCACCACTCAGCAATAGTTCCCGCTGGATTTGTTAAGTCTTCAGTTATGCCATCGCTAATAGAATCTACTTCAAAGTCAGAGTCGAACCTACCGCCCGGGGTATACGCCCGCATTAAATCTCCTTAGATAGGTAGAACTCTAGGTTACGCTTTAATCGTTCTTCTGTGGGGTTGAGCGCAATTGCTTTTTTCCCATGCTCTATGGCTTTATCCCTATTGCCTAAATTATAGTAACTTAGAGCCGCGTAGTCTTCAATAGCAAACCCCCAAGCAAAATCTTCACACAAATAATCTAAAGGTTTTTCTACAATACTTAAAGCGTTATTAACCGAGGAAAGGCACTCCTCCCATAGTTGAACAGAGTAATAAAGCTCGGCTAGATCTACCGATGCTTCTCTTCTTGTTGGGTCTTCTTTATAAGCATCAAGAAGCCACTTCTCTTTTGTTTTAAAATCAACATACATCTTTGCAATGTATCTCATAGAGGCCGCTCGTTCAGGTTTCCAAATAGCGGTTGGTAAATTTAAATGTCTTTTAAACTCTTCTATAGACTCTTCGTACTGTCCGTAAAAGTATAATTCTCTGGCATAGTAAAAAGCGTTTCTATCATTGTAGGGGTTCTCAACAACAGATAGTTTTAATAAAGGAAGGTACTGGCTTCTAGGTTTACTATTATCAGCTTTATGATGAATCTCTAAATTAAATGATCCTTGTATTTCATTAAACCCATGAACAGGTGCAACTACTTCGTGTACTGGGTGCTTCCAAATATAGTTATATCTAGTGTGAATCTTTTCTCCACTAAACTGTAATCCAGGGTTGCCGTCTTCGGTAAAGTTCCAAGTAAAGGTATAGCGTGGCCTTGTAACTCCTTGTTTAAAAGCTTTTTCTAGTTCAGAGCGCCATCCTGGAACTAACAACTCGTCCATATCAAGGGCAATGCAGTAATCAATATCTTCAGGAATAAGAGCTAGAGAGGCGTTCCTTGCTACATCAAACCGCCAAGGTTTTACAGAGATGTCATAAACGTTTATACCTAATTTAGAGGCAATCTCTTGTGTGCCATCTGTAGATCCAGTATCAGCAATTAAAAGATAATCTGCTTCTTTTGCTGATTCGTACCAACGATTTACAAATTGTGATTCATTAAGCGCAATGGTATATACGGCAATCTTCATGCCGTAAAGAATATCAGACTATGCTTGAAAAGAAGACAACTCTTCGTTAGCGGTGTTTGGGTTTACGTAGTCATACCCAATAATTTCATTAGTTCCAGCATCACGAACTTCAAATACCTCTAGCCCACTATCTTCTATTCTAATACTTGTTTTTGTTACACTCATTATGCGGAAAACCTTCCCCAGAATGCGGTCTGTCCAGGTGTTGGAGTGACCGAAGTAGGCAAATCAGATTGGGCTGATATAAATGAACGAATAATTGGAGTTAGGCTAACCATAGAAACTGGAATAAGGCCAGAACCTGCTAGGTAAGCATTTCCAGGAGTACCCCCTACAACAATAATACCTAATGCATATCTAGTACCCTGTTGAAGTGTGTATGTAGATGGATACCCACCAGTAACTGAAAAAGCTCGTGTATATAATGTGTTAATTGCACTAAAAATTGTAACATCACTTGCAGTTCTTGCTACTAAAGTAACCGCGCCGGAACCTTCGTTTACTGTGTATAGTCCAAACCTTATTAAGGTGGCTCCAGTTGAAATTGTTCCAGCAGATGACACACTTATATTTCCCACAGTAGTTGTTGTTAATGGCGTAAAGTAAGTAAAGTAGGCTGTCCCAGCTGTTATTAAAGCATTACCGTTTGAGTGTCTAGGGGTTACGTCAACAGTTGTATTTCCATAACCAAGGTTATCTTCAAGAGTATTTGTTACAGTGTAGTACCCATCTAAGCTAGTTTTTAAAGCAGGTAAGCCTAAGGATATAGTTTGTGTTGGAGAGTCGTAAGCAAGTGGAGATGTAGCCACTGCAATGCCAGCGCTACCAGTAGGACCCGTTGGCCCTGTAGGTCCCGCTACAGTTGAAGCAGGTCCCGTTGGACCAGTTGCGCTTGTGCGTACAAGTCGCCAAACGGTACCTGACCATGTGTAGGTTTGACCGTTGTAGGTATACGTCTGAGCTACTGTTGGTGAACTCGGGAAATCAATAGGCATTTATTTATCCTTAACCGATTACCGTAATGGTGCCATTCATTGATGAATGGTTTTGACATATGTAGTATAAAGTACTTGGAGCTCCAACTGGGACGGTAAATTCTATTAATCCAACATCATCCCCGCCATTTACAACACCTGTTGAGTAAGTGTATGTGACGTTATATGCACCGCTAGTTGTTTGAAACCA